TAATAAAACATTTAAACCTCTCCAAGGAGTACAATGATGAATTATTCTAACAGGATCACCAGCTTTATATATTTTTCTTTGTGGAAAATGATCAGTCCCATTTTTTATAACTATACATTTATCTTCTGGAATACCAAAAAAATATCTAAATTTTTCATAGTTCCAATGCGAATTAAATACATACCAATCATATTCATTAAATCTTGATTTGTTTTTAAAAAATGGTTGGAGATTACCTTGGTCATATGAGTTCTTTTGCCAAAGAATATTTATTTTTTTTGGATCTAAAGGAACTTTTCCTGGTATTGAAGTGCAGATCTGCACTTTATCTAATAAATCTTTTGATACATACTTTTCTAATAATTCATGTTGTATTTCTGTTGCGCCTCTAGGTTCCATTTGTATCCTTATATTTTTTAAAAGTTTCTTCATTTGTTATTATAAAAAAAGGTTGTACCCATCTTTCATCTACTCTTTGGTCAAAAGGAACACTATGCGGTTGTTGAGTACCATAGTAAACACATCTATTTACTTTTGACCCTATTATAATAGTTGGATCAAAATCTCTTTCGTCATTATATAATTTTGTCCCATCTAAAATTGAATTAGAATTAAAGTAAATTAAACCTGCATAATCAAATATTTCCTTATCTTTATGTGGTCTATCTTTTTTATATACAGCAGATTCTTTTAGTTCACTTAATTTTATTTTTCTTAAAAAAGTTTCTAAATAAATAATTTTTTGATTTGTTTTAGTTTCAAATGTTTTTTTAAATATTGAATAAGGATGTAAAGGATGTTCACTTCTTTCAAATACACTTGTTTCATGAACAGGGTATGCTTGAAGTCTATGTGTTACAGCCCAATCTCTTGATCTATGTGTTTGATCAAAAGGTAAATTTACAAAATGTGCTATTACTAAGCCAAGGTCACTTTGACTATAGAAATCTTCAATAACGGTGAACATTATTTTTTTGTGTGAGCACCCATTGAAACTCTTGTGACTTTAATTTCTAAATCTTGTCTAAAATCATCATTTGTAGTATCTGTGTTTGGATCAGCAACATCTGCATCAAACTCAGCTTTGTCTGCATAAATTTTACCAGTTCTTTTATGCTTTATTACTTCTTTAGCTTCAGCTGGTACTATTGGTAAATCACTCATTGTCTAACCTATTTTTTTACGTTGTTTCTTAAGTTGAATGCTATACCATATTTTACTCCTTTTACCAAGGGTTTTGTGCCGTGCATTATTATTCCTGAAAAAAATAAAAATTTATTTTTACTACATTTTACTGATTTTTTAAGTTCAGGAAAATCAATAAACATTTCACTATCGTTTAAATAAAATATACCAGAGTAATCAGTCATATGACTATGCTGTTCGGTAAAATCTTCTGGATTGACTTTAAAGCCCCAAGCCTCATGTAATGTTAATTTTGGAAGACCTAATTCCATATCCCTTACTGAAGTGTAAAGTAATTTTCTAAAAGTTTCATCTTTACTAAAATAATCCCAATGTGTCATTTGACCTTTTAGATTTGTCCAGTAATTACAATTATCCTCCTTTTTTATACCTTCTTCAATTAAAGGAATAAAATAATCTGCGTAACAATCATTTATTGTAGATTCAACAAATAAAACCTGTTTAGGTATTTTTATATCGTAGTGTGTTTCAATCATGATCTTCCTTGTCTATTATATTTTTTTGCTGATCTCTTGGCATGTTTGTTTAATCGCTTTGTATGACGACCCGGCCTCTTCCTAGGTTTTGGTCTGGGTACAAAGTGTATAAATTTTTGTCTAGCCATTTTCTTGAGATCTATCTATCTGAGCATAACTAACTATGCCTTGTATCTCGTTAGCTGTTCCTGCGGTCATTTTTAAGACATCACTTTCTTCTAATACCAAAGTATTAGTTATAATATTTTCAACAGTATTAGCTGGTATAGCTTTTCTGTGAATAGCAAAAGTTGATGAAGCTGAAGAGTCAGTCACTTGTACTGAAAGATTTACTGGACTTGATGAAGAATTATCTACTTGTATTTGTTTAACCAAACATCTTGCTCCTTCAGGGGATGTTAATACGGATGTTGTACCAGTAGTGGATAAATCTATTCCAGCATTTTTATATTGTATTGTCATGATAAAAAGTAATTAAAAGTATCTTGTTCATTTTTAAGTTCTTGTTGATAAGATGTGTTTAACTTATCTTGCATGGTTCGTAAAGACTGATTTATTTGTCTTTGGTTTTCTTCATTATATTCAACACTGGGTTCAGGTATAATTATATCTACTCTAGCCATTATGTACTACCCATATCTTTTGATCTTCCACTGCCTTCCATAAAATCTCTATCGTAGCCAGCTTGATAACCACCAGTTTTATCTGCTCTGTTTTGCTCTTGCATGTCTCTAGCTATATCTTTTTGAATTGCCTCTTCTTGTGCTTTTTTCTCTCTTTTAGCTTCGAAATAATCAGCAAAAGTTTTTGATCTAGCAAATAAAGAGTTCGATGCAATACCTGTTAAAGCTCCTATACCTAATCCGACAGGACCTAATGCTGCTAAACCGATTGGACTAGAGACGAGTGAACCAAAACCCATAACATTTCCTAATCCTGCTAAACCAACTTTTTCTCCTATTTTTCCTCCTATAACTTCTAGAGCTTTATTTTTAGCAATGTTACCAGCAATTGTTCCAATTGATGGCATTTCATTTGTAGGTGCTAAACCTTTAATACCCATATTGTTATCATTCAAACCAAATTGATCTTGATTTAAATCTAACTGTTGATTGTAATCGTTAAGTATCATCCTCTCATTCCATCTGGTTGTACATCTGCTCTAAATGTGCCATATCTCCAACTTTGGTCTGTTGAAGTATTTTCTATTTTTAAATTTGCAAATCTAGATCTTGCTCTTGTGTCCACTTTATCAGTAGAACTATTTATTGTAAATGGTCCAAGTGGTGAAGATGATGCGGTGTCCGTTGGATAATTTCTTAAATTAATAGTAACTCTTGCATCACCAGTTAAAACTTTAAAATCAGGCACAAATCTTCTTATACTCATAAAAAACTGACCATCTCCCTCAGTAGCCAAATCAAAATCTCCTGATTGTATAAAAGCAGGAATCGCTGTTTTTGCACCAGCAGAATCTACCTGATTGATACCAACCTCGTGTGCATAGTATATTGAAGCACCATTTATATTTGTTACACCTTGAATAACGGGAAAAGTTGGAACACTTGTAGCATTAAATTCAGTTGCGTAAGGAGCATCATAAAGTGATGCATCTGCCCACGTTGTTCTAGCTAACGAACCTGTTGTCCAAGTTCCGTTTTGATAATTATATGTTACACATCTATCAATTTCGCTGCTTCCATTCTTTGCATAAAACCAAGTTATCTCTTCATATAAATGATTAAGTCCTGCATATACTGCTTCTCCTTGATCATAGTTAATACCTAAATTTGAGCCAGTTGTTTTAAACACAAAGTCTTCTACTAAACAAGGTAAAGCTTTTACTGTACCATCGTAAACAAAAAATCCTCCAGACTCTCCTATCCAGTAAATTGCACCATTAACATATTTAATAGAATGTTGTCCTATAGCTCCACAATTTGAACCTACCTGCCTTACTGAAAAAGTAAAAGGCGGACCAACAAATTGAATAACATAAGCAGAAGTATCTGTTAAAACAAATGTATAATCTTTTCCTTTTATCGCACCAACTATTTTTGATCCTGAGTCTAATCTAAAAGAACCTGCAGTATTTACTGAGGTAGGAGTATAATCTGTAATATCTTCTTGATCTGAAAATCTAATAAACATTTTATCTTGTGTGCCAGGTGTGCCGATTGTAGTTTCTGTGCCCAACATAAAAAGATGTCTATCTCTATCTGAAACCAAAGACATTACAGATGCAGAAGGAGCGTTTGAAATTACCGTAGCTCTTGTTGTTAAAGCGTTAGGATTAGAATTAATTGGATTCCAAGAAAATGAATTTCCATTTTTAATTGTTGCTATAAGTTGTTCGCCAAAATTATCTAAAGACCATGATGCTGGGTCAATGCTTAAGGTTTGAGATAAAGAAGCTTGGCCCCAAGCTGTATAATATTCAACGCCTGCTCCAGAAGAATGCCCAGATCGAGTTCCTCCAGCAGCTCTAGTGATACCTGTCAAATCATTTGAAGATATTCCTGTGTATGAAATAAATTCTGCTCCAACTTTAATTGTTCCTGTTGTAGGAAATCCGGTTGTTGATGCTAGAGTAATTGATGTTCCAGATCCACCAGTTCCTGCAGTGTCATCTAATAAAGCTCCATTCAATGTGCTAAAAACTTGTTGACCACCACCCCACAAAGCAGTTCCCCAACCAAATCCGTATGTTGATGATAAAGAACCTACTTTTACGTAAGGATTGATAGTAGCTGATCCAGATCCGTTGACCGTTGTCCCTGCTGCACTAGCCATGGTAATTGTAAACTCATCACTATCTGGAACTGTTATAACTTGAAAAGTATTTGTTTCAAAATCAGCAGCAGAGTATCCCGCTCCTGAAGGAGGTGTAACCGATGTGAATGTAAATAAATCTCCAGGTTCAAGACCGTGAGCTGCTTTATTAACAGTGACAGTTGCACTCGTGTTTACTGTATCAAAGGTGCAACCAGTTAAAGCTGTATCCAAAGGTGTAATATCATAAAAAGAACCTTCGTAGTAAATAGCTAAAACTTTATTAGTTCCTATTGCAGCATACCTTCTTCCATCTAAATCTGCCCAAACAAATTGTTCCCTTGCTGCACCAACAATTGTACTTGATAAAATTTGTTCCCAACCACCAATTTTTTCTGGTAATCCGTATCTAAATCTTACAAAATCTCCATCTGTCCATTGCCCTTCAGCTCCGGTTTGGGTAACTTGTTTATTGAATCCTGGTCTAATCTGTACATTTGTTAAAGGCATAGCTCATTATACCTTATCTAAAGGCTCTATTAAAGTCTCTCTTTAGGAGGGTTTGTTTTGATTTCTTGATCTTTGAAGGTAGTCATTTGTTTTGTTTTTTTATCAAACTTATCTTGAAACTCTATAAAAAGACCAACAAATAAATTAACAAAATGTTTTAAAAAAGAGGGGGTAAGAATTAATTTTTTATGTTTTATAATAATATCTATTTCTTCCTTAGAGAACACTAATTCTCCTGAACCATCTTCTTTATTTTGATTAATCATCATTGTACCAAGGCTCCACTTTTGGAAATCCCCAATAAGGTCTTTTGTCTAAATGCCATTCTTTCTTATTACCATAAGCATCTACATAATGCAAGAAGGTTTGAAATTGATGATCTCCTTGAAACTCATCTCTATGGTGTAAAAGCTCACAACCTAAATATATAGCAGCATCTCCTCTTTTTAAATGTATCGCTTCACCATCCATATATATTGGCCATTGATCGGTGTCTCCTCCAATAAATACAGTAGTGCTTATTTCACAAGAAGGTCTATCCTTGTGTTTAGATAATGTTGCATATTTAGAATAGCATCTCCAGTAAGAGTAAGTAGGTAAAAGTTTTTTACCTGTTTCTTTTTCCATCAATTTTTGTTTGCTTAACAATAATGTTTCCATTATTGGATCAGCATAAAAACAAGAGTCTGCATTTGGACTTTCTTGTATAAAATCAAAATGAGTGCTATTAAGTCTATGCTTTATCTCACAATATATAGACAATAATCTTATTTCATCCTTACTTAAAAAATTTTTTACGATTTTATATTTAAAATCTTTTCCTATAACGCCCATGCTACTACCGAATACCTTTCTCCTTTTGTTACTGGTCTGACTGAATGAGGGTACATCCAATTACTCGGCCATATAACCATACTATTCTTTTTTGGTTTTATAATTAATTTTTTTTCTGTATGTAAAAAACCAAATTCAAGATCACCTCCTTCATAATTATCGTTTATAAAATATATACAACTGATTCTTCTATGAAGCTGAGGTCCATCATCTGTATGAAATTTATAATGACCCATATTAACATATTTTAAAACTTGTATATCATTAATTTTAAAAGGTCCGTCTCCTGATCTAACTAAATTTTGATAATCGTTTACAAAATTTTGAAAAGTAAATGATAAAAAATTTCTCCAATGAATATCGGTAAGGCTTTTAGCATTTATATCACTTAAACTATAAGCTAAAGCTTTTCTTACTGTTTCATCTGTTTCTTTTTTATTGTCTCCATATATTTTAGCTTTATCATAATCAAAATTTTTACAAACTCTAAAAAAATTAGGATATATTGTTTCTGGAATAACATTTTCAAATTTCACAATATAATTTTCTAAACTATTATTTTCTTTCATAATCTTTTACACCTTTAAAAACTAAAGTTATTCTAGGAGTACCTATTTCTGTTGGTGCTAATCCACGATGCAATAATTTAGAATTAAATACCACTAGTTTATTTTGTTCAAAATTTATTTGATGTATTTTATTATCATTATCTTTAATTTCAAACAACCCTGAATCTTTTTTTAAAGTTGGTGTGACCATTAACATATGTGTTTTATCACCTTCGTCAATGTGCCACGATCCGTCCATTCCGTTAAATTGCATA